GTCAATGGCCATGGCGGTCGACCATTCCAAGGGGAAGTGATGCGCTTCCAGTGGCCCGGCCTCTTCCGGTGTTTCGCCAGAAATCCAGCAGCGATTTCCGTCGCGGGCAGCCAATTCTTTTTTGGTGCGCGTGAACAGGGCAGATGCAGATCCCCTGGTTTCATGGCCGGGCAGCAAGACGCTTACCGACAGGGTTTCTTTTTCTTCGTGGGTTTCGGTTACGGGCATAAAAAAGCCCGCACGCGGCGGGCCCAATGGAGTGGAGGATTGGTTAAATCGAGTGGCTGGTGTCTTCGCCCTGGTCCTGCATGTAGTCCGGCAGGTCGGGAAACGGTTGGACGGTGCCGGCCAGCGGGTGGGTGCAGTCGCCCAGGAAAATCACTTCGCCGGGCTGGGCGCCGTTGCAGCCGACAAAGGTATGGCAGGTGCGTTTTGTGCGCCATTCCTCAAAACCGGGCTCAGCGTCCGGCACGGCCTCATAGGTGGTAAGAACAGACGGCCCAAAAACAGGCTTTTCAACGTCGCCGTTCCATGTCCACGCGCCCGCGCCTTTGGTGCGGATCGAATGCATCGACACGCAACCCTGACACCAGTAGCTCAGGCCCTCCTGCCCGCTGGCGGGGTGGGCCCACTTGCGCAGCTTTCTGGACAATCGGCTCATATTGCCTTTTCGCAATCGCTTTGCCCGCGGTCGCGCGCGGCCTTGATCACCTTCGGGAGGGTGTTGGCATCCATGACCACGCAGCCGTTCGGGCTGGTGCACTGGAATCGGCTACCCGGGGCCACAAGGATGATCTTGAGGCGGTCAGTGTCGGCAGGCGCTGAAAGCGCCGCAGTCAGTACCAGGGCGGCGGCCTTGATCACGAATCCACCTCAGTGGTCGGGTTGGCGTACTGCCAGATGCCGGTTTCCATCTGGGTGGACAGGCGCTTGGCGCGCCCCGGCGTCTGGCTTGCCCAGGGGCTTTGCAGCATGTCGGCAGCGGCTTGGGCGTAGTTCCCGGCCTGGACATGGCCCAGCGTGGTGTGGAAGGCCAGCAGGCCATCGGTGCCCAGCTGGAAAGCCATGTTGAGCAGCACGCCTTGGCGGGCATCGTCAAGGTTCTGAAACCACGGGAGCGCTTTGCCGACGGCGTTGATGCGGTCATCAATGTCGTTTTGCAGCATGAAGTCGATCTCGACCTGGCGCAGGCCGGCGCCGGGCTTGCGTTTGTCAACCAAGCGGCCGGTGCCCAGCGTCCAAAATCCGAATTGGTCCTGGTAGACCGTCGCGCTGGTGCCCTCGTCTTGCTCGAGCTGTTGCGTCAACTGCTGTTTCATGGGGAGGCCTTTCTCAAGCCGCAATCAGCTTGATCAGTTTCATCAGGGAGTCGGGAATCGGCAGATGCAGGGCCCAGGACACGATCACGGCAACCAGGATCAACGTGAGCACGTTTTCCTTGACCGTCTTGAGCAACCACGACACTCCGCGCGCGCACCGGCAGAGAAACCGCGTGCCGTCGATCAGGTCGTTTTGGAAAGCCACGAAGCCTGCCGTGTTGTCGCTGATGCTGCGAGTCAGCAGGGTGTTCTCGCGCACCATCTCGCTGTTGGCGGTGAGCATGCGCTCGAAGCGGTCCATGCGTTCCTTGCCCTCGTCGAATCGGTGGGTGGCAGTCGCTTGGAAATCGTCGAACTTGCTTTCGAGGGCGGCTAGCCTGTCTTCTGGTGGCGGCATCTTTGATCCTGTAGTTTTTGGACGAAAAAACGCCCGCGCGCGGCGGGCATGTCTCCGGGTGCCGACCCGTCAACCGAGAGCGGCTTTGGCGGTTTGATACGAAGCGAATGCAACCGCGCTTTGTTCAAAGATGGCTTGGGCCAGTCCTTGCAGGTCGGCAAAGGTGAACGGCACCTGGGTGTTGTCGGCGGCAACCCAGAAAAAGCCCGGCGGTGTGGCCTGAGCCTTCTGGCAGCCCAGCAGGGAGGCCTGCAGGTTGAATACGCTCTGTTGGTCGGCCTGGTAAGTCTTGGTGACGCCGCCCGCGCTGGTAAAGCTCACGTTGGCCGCGCATGCCGCCTGGTAGGAGGCGAAGAGCGCGGCCACAGCTGCGGCTTTGATGGCGGCAGGCGTGCCAGCGGGATTGATGAAGGCCAAGTAGCGCGGGTCGGTGTCTGCGATGGTGGCCTGGTTGGGCCATGCGGCAGGGTCTTGAGCGCAGCCAAAAACGGTCTGCACTTTGGTCTGGCTGGAATCAGAGAACTGGACAAATACTGTGGTCATGGATGGCCCTTAAAAGGTGTAGCCAGATACAACAACGGAAATCGACGGAGTACCGGCGTTGACAAAAGCCGCGTAATACAGCGTTTGAGCGGTCAAAATTGGCAAATCGCGAAATGGCGCTAGTATTTGAACCACGTTGCTGGCTGCAATTTGTTGAATGTCGCTTGTTCCGTCCGGCGTCACCGCGCCAGTGCAGAAAGTAGAAGACGTGGATGTCACATTGATACAACCGCTTACGGCCAGCGCGTTTTTGGGCGCTGCAACAGAAATCGACAGCGATGCATACGACGCTTGATTCGATCCAGAAGTCAATACGGTGACGCCACCAATTGACACCTTTCGGTCACGCTGGAGCCCGGCTACAAACTGGCTGCTGGCATTGGTTGGCCAAACGGAAATTAAGGCGCTGGCGGTGTAGCCGCTGGGCGCATTGGCACCGCCGTAAATGTTTGGCGCGACAGCGGAGGTGGCGTTGTATCCCACCAGCGCGGACGATCCAGTGGCCGGGTTGTAAAAGGCGTAGACCGCGACATACCCAGAGACAGGCGCCGTGCCGGTGTCCATGCCGCCCGCGCCCGTGGTGGCAAGGTTGATCGTCTTGTTGAAACTGGCAAGTTTGTAGGATGCTCCGCCAAGGGCCGCTTCAACGATGATTTCGTCAGCGGTCAGCGTTGCGGTAGCGCTTGCAGCCGCAATGGACATCTTCAAGTTGCGCACAGAGCCGACAGGCGCAGAGCTTGCCGGTGCGGCCCCAGTGGCCGGGTTGAGCAACACCCATTTTGCGAGGCTTGAGTCGTATTGGAGTTCGATCCAATGCCCGGCACCTGCAATGTCGCCGGGATTCAATGGCGTGCCGCTGCCTTTGACGATGGTCACAGCGCCAATGACGCCGCTGTTCGGCGTAAAGGTGGGCGTGGTCGTTGCATTCGCCGCTCCGGCGCGCAGCAACAAGCTCATGCCATTGGTCACAGCGGTAATTCCGGGCGAGTAGCTGCCGGTCAAGGCGTCAGACGTGCCGCCAGCGGTCGAAATAACAAAGCCGTTGCCTTGCAGGCCGCCAGCAATCACGCCGCCGCTGGCAATGAAAGGCGCGCCAGGGTAAACGGCAATGTTGCTGTTTGTGATGCTGGAAGCACCATAGGCCACCGTGACCACGTACAGCCCGATCCAGCCGGAATCCGGCGATGGCGTGGTCTGTGTGCCGGTGGTGGCCGCAGTTCCGGCCTTAACTTGCCAAGCAATGACACCTTTGCGGAAAGTGTTGCTGCTGGCGCCCGTGTTGTTGGGGCCGCTCCAAGGCGTCGAAGGATTGGACGAGTTGTAGAAATTCAGCGTGACCGGTGTAGCGCCAGTGGTCGGGTCGACGCTGACGTCCTGATCCTGATATTGGGCCTCAATCAAGTAATTGATGGACTGGCCCGAGCTGCCAGGCGTGGCAAAGGTGCTGCTGGCCGGAAGGTTGTACGGGGCGGCCGAGCCCAGCAGGATGCCTTGCTTGAGAACTTGGTCCGTGGTGTTCACGGGCAGCGTGCCGCAAACCGTTGCTTCGAGGCTGGCCAGCTGGTAGAGCTCACCCTGACCGATGGAAACCTGCATGGAGGCGACCGTGGTCTGGGTGCAGCCCAAGCCATTGACCATTCCAGCGGTGCCCATGAGCGCGGCGGAAAGGCGGCCAAGGCCCACCATGTCGTTCTGGGCCTGCTTGCTGAAATACCACTCGTAGATTGACTGTCCGACGTAGGTTTCGACGCGATCCATGTATTGGTCTCCAATGAAAAAAGCCCGCACGCGGCGGGCTGGGTTTGCTGAAAGTGTTGGTCTAGTTGCTGATCGAGACGCCCACCACGGAAGCGGCCGGCCTGGTGGCGTTGACCGCCGCGTAAATGGCAGCATCCGTCGCGCTTGAAGACTGCGAGCCGAGCGATCCGGTGTAGCCCTGGGAAAGCGGGGTGTTCATGGCGGACAGCTTGGGCGCGTTGCTGAATGCCGCGCCTGCCGAGACCTGGCCGGTGACCATTGGCCGAAACGCCAGAATCAATGCGTTAAACGGTACCGCCATTGATCCAAACCGGGCCACGCCGCAATACCCCGGTGACTTTGGCGCGTTCATGGCACCCATGTCCGCCGGGTTGTTTGGCTCCCAGATCGTCGGCACCCGGCCTGTCAGCCGAGTCAGCACGGTAACCATTGCCGGGCGCGCGGTGCGCGGGGCCAGCAAATTGGCTTTCACGCGCGCCAAGTAGGCAGCATCTGATTCCCCGAGATTGCGCGTCAGCCCGGTGCCGAAATAGTCCGCTGCTGCGGTGTCGATCCAGCCGTCTGTCAGTGTCGAAATGCGGGTTTGCAGCTTGGTATAGGCGTACAGCCCGTAGGTCTGCGCGAACACCGCCGCGATGCCCGTCATTACGGCGTCTTTGATCGGCGTGCTGCCGACAAACCAGCGGCTGGGCAGCAGGCTGTTGAGCCTGCCGAAAATGTCGTTTTGGTCGCCTGTGGCCATATCAGCTCACCGTCACGGTTGAGGCCTTGATTACTTGCAGGTTGGTCACGGCAACGTCTGCCGTGCCGCTGTTGACCGTGTAGCCAGTGGTAACGGCCGTCACGCCCGGCGATGCGTCGTAGGCAACCTGGGCCAGCTTGGTGTAGCTTAGAGTAGCGCCGATGCCCAGCGTGTTGATGTAGGACTGGATCGCGGCTTGGACAATGGCCGTGACCGCCGAGTGCAGGTATCCGCTTGCCGTGGAAATCGTCATTGCCACCGATGCGCTGACCACGACAGGAGCATGCACGCTGTAGGTCGAGCCCAAGGGCCGGATCGCGTTGATGGCGTTGCCGACGTTGGTCTGCAGCTGCGAAGACGGGTATCCAGTGCCGTCGTCGATGATGACCGTGAAATAGCCTTGCTGCGTGGTGCCGTTGTATTGTGTGTTTTCGATCACCAGGTAGGCCAGGCCGGATTGAACACCCGCAATGGCGGTCTGAATGGCCGCGACGGTGCCTTCTGCCAGCGAGTTAATCCAGAGTACAAACCGCGCCCGGACGGCGGAATCGCTTTCCGGGTTTGCACCATTGGTCAGCGCGGCCGCGTTGTTCACGGTGTCCACATACTGGATGGGCTGCACCAAGGCCGTGATGGTGTTGGCCGCCACGTTGCCTGTCGCGTCAGGATAGCCGCTGGGGCCCGCCGTGATGCTGGTTGCCGTCGCCGTGATGCTGGTAGTGCCGGCCGGGATGATGAATCCGCCGCCGGAAATCACCGTGGCGCTGTAGGCCGCGTTCGTGGTGTCAGCCTTGATGATGAATTGCTGAGTGCCGTCGCTTGACTGCACCAAGGAGCCCACCGGGATTACCGCCTGGTTGGTGTTGGTGAACCGGGAAAATGTCACCACTCCAGTAGCGGCCACAGCGGGCAGCCGGGCAAAACCAAAGTCGGCCAGGAACGAATCCACATCCGTCCCGCTGGACGTGGAAAGCCGCGTCACGGCAAGCAGGGTCATGATCAGGCCCTGCAGCCAGAGCGCCACGCCTGCCGTGGCTTGCCCAATGGCTTTGAGCACCGAGCCAGTGCTGAAATTGAGCAGCGCAGACGCCGCGCCCTGCACCGCGCTGGCAAAGTTGGTGACGATGGTCGCAAAAGACTGGGTTTGCAGGTTGGCCATTTTTATTGCGTCACGTCAAAGTTGAGCACCACGGGCAGCTTGCTGGCGGCGTCGTTGTACATGATGAAAGCGTTCACGCCCGACTGGATCGGCGTGATCTGGATCACTGGCGCCGGGGTCTGGCTTACCGCGGCTTCTTGCGCCATCTGGCTGGCGATCAAGGCTGTGCTGGCCGCGATGTTTACCGGCATGCCCACGGCACGCGGAAGGCCTGCGCCATAGCTGGGGGCAAAGGTGTAGTCGGCGCTCGCCTGGGGTTGGCCGTTGGCGTCGTTGAGCGTCGGATTGGTCAAGAGGCGGCGCAGCACGCGCTGCTCGCCCGTCGTCGTTGGGTCCGTGACCAGCAGATCGCCGTTGGCCGATACCGCCAAGTCGCCGCCCCAGAAATGGTAGAGGTCTTGCATTTAATTTGGAGCCCCTGTATTTCCTGCGCCGGTCTGGACGCCGCCGTGCGTGTGGGCAATGCCCGATTTGCCGCCGAAAGTGACGTTGGTCGTTCCCACCACAGTAGGCGCTTGAATGGTCCCGGTGGCAGTGATAGGCCCCGTGACGTTTACCGGCCCGGTGATGTTGACGGCTGGTGCCGTGATGTTGAGGTTGCCAGCGCCATTCAGCGTGATGGAGCCGTCCGCATTGAACTTGAGAAATGATCCGCTACTGTGCTGGATAACCATTTCTCCGCTGTTGACCACGGGCGGCAGCTGCTGGGTCGAATACAGCCGGGCCATGACCACGCCGGAATTGAAGTCCCCTTCTGGGAACACCACTACCACCATGTCGCCGATCTGCGGGCCTACTGCGATGCCCCAGCTGCTGCCCACGGCTTCAGTGCCAAGTGGCATCCAGTTGGATTCCACGTTTTCCGGCTGCAGCATGACCTTGACGGCATACGTCTTGGGGTTGTAGCTGCTGACCTTGGCGTGCCGCGGGAACGAAAAAGCGTTAAACGGTGCAGCGCCCTGGCGCTTCATCGCTTCGGCGAGTTCTGCATGTCCGTTCATAGTGTCGCC